TCGGAGACCCCCCAACGGACGGATCGCACCTGGCCTGTTTCCTGCACGGCGGAGACAACCCACACATCGACCAGGGCAAGCGTGCAAGGCTGCTGCGGTCGGTCAATGCTGGCGAGCGGGCAGCCCGAGACAAGGGCGAGTTCACGCAGATGGAGGGCCGCATATTCACCGAGTGGGCACGGCACAGTCACGTGTGTAGATCCTTTGAGGTGCCTTCACACTGGGCCCTGTTTGCAGGCTGGGACTTTGGATATCGCGCACCCACAGCGGTCGTTCTGTGCGCCCTGGACCCCGCCGATGACACCCTCCACGTGATTGACGAGATCTACCAGGCGGATCGTACATTGACCGACCATGCCCGAGCCTACCGGCGGATGCTGGCGGGGCGTGAGGTGGAGTGGCTGGTCTGTGACCCAGAGGACAAGGGCAGCCGGTTGGCACTGGGGCGTGAACACGGCATCGCCAACATCGCGGCCAAGAAGGGGCCGGGCTCCGTCCGAAAGGGCATCAACGACATCAGCGAGCGGCTGGCCATCAGCGAGATCAGCGGGCGCCCTGCACTGGTTGTGCATGACCGATGCACCAACCTGATCCGCGAGATCGAGGGCTACGTGTGGGCACCCACGACAAGCGGCGAGGTCAAGGATGCACCGGCACCACGCCAGGCAGATCACGCCATCGACGCACTCAGGTACGCGGTGATGCGGCTGGCACGGTCCACGTTCGCCATCGGTTAGCCGGCGTTCAACCGGCACAATCAGAGCAAAACGAAAGAATCTAAAAAAAAGAAATAGTCAAAACGCTCCAAACCCGGTAGGCTTGTCCCGATGGGCAAAGCTGACTTGGCTATCCGTGGCGGCTGGTTTCCGCGCCTGCTCAGGGCGTTGAGGCTGGTCGAAGTGCGTGACGATGGGACTACCACCCACATCGCAGGGTCGGACTTCATCGGTGACACAGCATCACCCCGCCAATATGCGGCTATCAACAGCATGTCTGCCATGTCTGCCTTCCCGTGGGTCCGGTCCTGTGTGGAAGCCATCAGCAGCGATCTCACAAAAGTCCCCCTACGGGTGATCCGTGGGCGTGGCGCTGATGCCGAGCCCATCGATGACCACCCAGTGCTGGACCTGTTGGAACGCCCGAGCAGCACGATGCCAGGCGTCCTGTTGCGGCGTCAGTTGATCGTGGACATGGTGTTGACCGGTGACGCGTTCCTGCTGGTTGCGGGTGCCGATGAGCCCCGTGCATTGATCAGGCTCCACCCGGAGCGGGTGCGGGTCATACCGTCCGACGATGGGCAGATTCAGGGGTACGAGTTCAGCGGTGCGGGCTCGACCCAGCGCTACACATTCGAGCAGGTGCTCCACATCCGGCTTCCATCGTGGCAGGAAACCCCGGCGATGCTATACGGCACCGGGGCGATCGAGGCACTACAGCACGACCTGACCACCGACCTGGCGGCGGCGAAGCTGGCAGCGGCATCGGCATCGAACGGCATGCCGACCGGCATCATCAGCCCGTCAGAAGAAGGCGACCGCTGGTCCTCCCAGCAGATCAAGCAACTGCGCGAGGGCTTCGAGAAGCAACTCAAGTCCAAGAGCGGTGTAATTTTGATGGGTGCCGGTGTTGACTACAAGCAGCTATCGCTGAAATTGCGCGACATGGAGTACCAAAATACTCGCATAATGGCACGCGAGGCAGTGTTGGCCGCAATGGGGGTCCCGCCCGTGGTGGTCGGTTTGCCGAATGCAAATTTTGCGACTGCCCAGGCACAACGGCGTCAATTCGCAGAGACCCAGCAAGGCCGGGCGGCACTGATTGACTCCGAGCTAACCAGGCTTGCTCGCATGTTCCCCGACTCCGATGGCGTCCGGGTGGTGCATGACTTCAGCGAGGTTGATGCCCTGCAAGAATCACGCACCGAGCGGGTCTCACGGGTCCAAAGTTGGTGGCTGATGGGGGTGCCACTATCCGAGGCGGCAGCCATGGAGGGCTTCGACCAACTGGACGCAGCCGACATCCAGGCAGAGGCACCCACGGACCAGGCACCCACGGACCAAGCGGCGGGGCTGGCCAAGTGGCTGGTGTACGATGGCGCTGGCGATGCAGTCACGACCGACCTGGACACCGAGGACGGGCGTGCTGCGGTGTGGCGCGGGTTCATCGAAAAGGTACACGGACCAGCAGAACGCAAGATGGCGATCAACATGCGGCGCTATCTGAGGGCTCAAGCGGCCCGCATCAGCAAGCGGCTGAAGGAACACATGCCCGAGGGCAAGGCGATCACGCGGTCCATCGATGACATCACCCTGGACAAGATTCTGGATGAGGTGTTTGAGCGTGAGCAGATCCTGAACATCTTCAGGCCACAGTATCGGGCGCTTATGCGTGAGGCATTCGACGCCACTGCGAACAGCATTGATCAAGACCTGATGATCTCACCAGAGGCCATCCAACAGCGAGCAGAGACAGCGGCGCGGCTGATGTCAGATCAGATCCTGGCGACCACTGGCGAACAGGTGCGGGTGTTGGTCAACGAGTTGATCGACGAGGGCGCCCCGATCGGTGAAATGCAGGGCCGGATTATGCAGGCTTCAGGCTTCAACGCAGCCAGGGCATTGACCATCGCACGCACCGAATCCACCAGGGTCGCCAACACAGCCGCGAACATGGCATTCCAAGAGGCAGCAGACACCGGGCTGGTCATTCAAAAGCAGTGGCTCAGCGCCCGCGATGGAAACGTCCGAGATTCACACACGAAGCTGGACGGTCAGAAGGTCAACCAGGCCGGACAGTTCAGCTTCAACGGAGCAACGGCCGACGCCCCTGGGCTGTTCGGGGTCGGTGCCCTGGACATCAACTGCCGATGCACAATCATCGGGAAGGTAGTCAACAAATGACACATGTATTCAAGACCCTGATCTGTAAGGCCGAGCCCGGTGGTGATGGCACCATCACAGCCATCGCATCCACACCAGATGTGGACCGTTACGGCGATGTGGTTGCCCCGTCGTGGGATCTGGCCAGCTTCCGAGCGAACCCGGTGATCATGCACGGTCACGACTATGAAGGGCCCGTGGTGGGCAAGGCTGTGGAGATTGATCTGGTCGGTGACACGCTGATGATGCGGGTGCAGTTCGACGAGAGCGAATCCAACCCCGTCGGGCGCAGATTGGGCAACCAGTACCGGGAAGGCTTCATGCAGGCGTTCAGTGTGGGCTTCAGCCCCGGCACAGCCACGAACCGATCGGACCTGCCGACTGACCACCCAGCCTACACCGAGAAGGGCACCGGCCAACTGTTCGAGAATTCCCAATTGCTTGAGGTCTCCGCAGTGGCCATCCCCGCCAACCCGCATGCGCTCGCCGTGCGTGCGAAGCGGTGGCAGATCCCCACCGAGGCAGTGCCCGAGCTACGGGCGGCACCACCAGCACCACCAGCGGCCCCAGATGTCGAGACGCTGCGCACCATCGTGCGTGACGAGATTCTGGCACTGATGGGCGAGACCACCGATCCAGAGGTTCAGGCAGTCGTGGATGACTTCTGGACAGACAACGATTCACAAACCGCTGATGAGCCATCTGGCTTGGACGCGTTCTTCACACCGGGCGAGTAGCCCAACCGTCCAACCGTAGGAGACTCAAATGGACATCCAAAACAAAGCAGATGCACTTCAGGTGCTGTCCGAAATTACTTCCGAGCAGAAGCGACTCAAGGAAGCCAACCGCGACCTGAGCGAGAACCTGGAGGCCAAGGCCGCCGATCTCAAGGCAGTCCAACAAAAGCTCGCCGAGATGTCAGCGCCCAAAGTGGTGACCGTCTCCGAGAAGGAAGCCACCCTTCGCAAGTTCGTTGGCGCCGATGGTAGCCTCGATGTGGCTGGCATGGCATCCGATGAGACCGACCGTGGCGAATGGCACAGCGAATTCAAGCGGCTGATCGACGATCGCAACTTGGCCAAGCTGATGACCAAGAGCGGCAACGTGCCCAAGCTGGACGCAAAGCTGAACATGCACATGGCGTCTGCCCCGGTTGACGTTCGCCGCGCATTCTCCGACTCAAGTGGAATCGGCGCCGAGTGGATCCCTGACCTTGTTTTGCCTGAGTTGGCCAAAAAACTGTATGTCGGCGGCGCGGTTGAAAGTCTCTTTTCAACCATTAACCTCCAGACCAAGGAATTGCGGTTGCCCGTGCTGAACACTCAGGTGCGGCCATACTACAAAAACGGTGCGACATGGGGAACCATCACCGCACAGGACGATGTGACAAGCCAGATCAGTGTGACGGCCCGATCCTTCGGTAGTAGGATCTCTGTCGATGAGGACGCCAGCGCTGATGCAGTCACCGCAGGGCTCGATTTCGTCAGAAATTCCCTTTCCGATGCCCTGAGCCATGCCGTTGAGGGGTGCATATTGAACGGGGACGAAACGCCAGCACACCTGGATCTGAACACGACAGGATCACCGCGAGCATTCAACCCAGCGTCACGATGGAACGCCACCGGAATTGGTGCTGCTGACGATCACCGCCGAGCATTCGACGGGCTGCGCAGCCGCGCCAATGATGCAAGCTCGACCCGTGATGCCAATGCGATGACCTATGCCGACATCATGGCAACCCGTGGCCAGTTGTCAGGCGCTCATGGCGTATCGGACAAACTGGCGATGATTGTATCGCCGGAGGTAATGGTGATGCACTTGCTTGATCTTGAACAGGTCGCCACGATCGACAAGATTGGAGATAAGGCTACCGTGGTAAATGGTTCTTTGGCTATGCTGGCAGGCGCTCCAATTGTGGTCTCAAGCCTGATGCCGTCTAACCTGGCGGCCACTGGCTTCTTCGACGCATCGACAACGAACCTGACAGGGTACCTGTTCGTCGACACTGCACGCTACTTCATGGCAAACTACAAGCCTCTGACGATCGATATCCAGCGCGAAATTACGCAAGGAATCATCGAAATTGTCGGGACCCGTAGAACCTCCCTCGGGAGCTATGACGCGTCAGGCGTTGCCAACGTAGCCTATGGTTACAACGTCGCCACAAGCTAAGGATAAGACTATGCCGACCCTACGATTCAAAGGATTCGCACACACCGCCGTCTACCGGGGGCCTTCGGGCACCTGGGAGGCTGGCGATGAAAAGGAAGTTACACCATCGGAGGCCGAGCGATTGCGCGGTTCCTTCGGTGATGCCTTTGAGCCCGTGGGGTCGGCTGTCGCCAAGCCCAAGAAATCGCGTGCGGTCAAGTCACCGACCAAGCGCACGACCAAGAAGGTGACCAAATGAAGCTCACAGCAACCCAGCGAGGGGAATGGCCAACCGGAACCCACTGGACCGAGGGCGAAACCCGCGACATCGTGGTGCCTGATAGTGCCGATGCCCCGGCATGGCTGAAGCCAGCCAAGGCCAAGAAGCCCAAAGCAAAGAAGGCTGAATAGCTGATGGCACTGATGACCGCAGAGCAAGCCCGTCTCTACATCAGAGCGATCCAGGGCAGTGCAGAGGACAGTACAATAAGTACGCTCGTGGCACGTGCCGATTCTGTTTTTGCGTCGTTTATCGGCCTGCCTGCACCCACTACGGGCGGAAACCCCACACTTGAGGACACCGCCCACACATTGTACCTGGATGGCCCCGGCGGTCAGGCTCTGCAACTGCCGTACATGCCCATTCAATCCATCACCAGCATCCACGACAGCACCGACCGCACCTATGGTTCGGGTGACCTTGTGGCGGGGTCTGATTACGATCTCTACGGTGCCGAGGGCCTGGTGTACCTGAAGGACTCCAGCGTCCACGGGTCCTGGTCCGGCACCACGCGAGCCATCAAGGTGATCGCTGTGGTCGGGTGGGCTACCGTTCCCGAGGCCATACAACACGCAGCAGGGCTTCAAGTTACGCACTGGTTCCAGGGCCGTGACCACGTTGGGCGCACATCGGTGAGCCAAGCCGGGGGTTCCATATCCGTCAAAGGGTTAGACCTACTGCCCGAGGTGCGCGAGGCTTTGCAGCCATACCGTCAAGCCTCGACATGGGTGGGCTGAATGGACCTAATCGACTTTGCCGACCGGATGCGTTCAGCCGTCAGGACAGGTCAACTGGCCGAGGCCATGGCGCAAACAGCGGCCCAGCTTGCCGTCAAGATGGACAAGCAGGCCAAGAAGCATCTGACGGGCGGGCGGCCCTTGCACGTTCGGAGCGGTCGCCTGCGACAGTCGGTGCGGTTCGGCATCAGGCCCGGCCGTGGTCGGGTGGACGCATTCGTCAAGGCGGGCTCATCGCGGGTGCCCTATGCCAAGTCACACGAGACAGGCGAACCGGCGATCATCAAGCCGAAGGGCAAGTATCTGAGAATACCACTGCCACCAGCACTGACGGCGGCGGGTGTTGACCGCAACCGACGCAGCATCAAGGGCATGGACAAATTCGCATTCGTGCCAGGCAAGACCGACGACAAGGCATATATCGTCAACCGTTTCTCCGGGGATATGTGGTACGTCCTGGTCAAGTCAGTCAAGAACAAAAAACGCCCATTCCTGGCACCGGCCAGAGAGCACGCGCTGAAGCAGGCGCCCTACCTATTCCGGCACCATATGACCACGGCCCTGCGGAGCGTGATTGATGGGACTTGAGCGCACCATATTGAACCAGGTGAAGACGCAGATTCAGAACGTCAACGGCACGGGGTCTTATGTCAACGACGTCAGTGGATCGGATGCCGTGGTCATTGGGGCCACATTCGCCCCACACCGCGTCCCAGGCGTCTACCTATACCCTAACGGGGTCTCATCGTCGCAGAGCAGTGGGAGTACCGTGCTGACTCGCTATGACCGCACCATGAGCGTGCAGGTGGAGTGCTGGCGCGGGGCTACCAATTCACAGCCAGGAACGGCCCTGCTGGATGCGCTGGACTTTCAAGATGATGTGATGCGTGCGCTGGAGGCAGATCGCAGTCTGAGCAATAACGTCAGAGACATCGAGATCGCTGGTGCCAGTTACGACGGCGCTGAGTTGGATCGGCCCGGTCTCGGTCTGGCTGTGCTGTTATTGACAATCAAGTACACAGAAACGGCGGGTGCCTGATGAGTTGGATGGACAAGGACTGGACCCACCGAGCGGCTGTCAGTGTGGATAATACGGCATCATCGGCAACCCAGGAGGATGTGACGATAGCCCTGCCGAGTGAGTGGCCCGAGTTCTGGGGCAACGTGGACAACGCGGGCGACGATGTGCGCGTGACCGATGCCGATGGTGTCACCCTGGAGACCTATCAACTGGTCAGCTTCAACAGCACCACGCGCACCGGCTCCATTGAGGTTGATGCTGTCGACTTGACAGATGTCGAGACATCACCAGCGGCAGCGGTGGCGGGTGTTCTGCTGTGGGTCTACTGGGGCAACTCCAATGCGGTGGCGGCGGGCGGTTCATTCACCGCAGCAGGCACAGCCAAGACAGGCACCATTCAGGTCGGCACACCGGGCAGCGGTTCGCAGCGGGTGGTCATGGCACGGCCCGAGACACCAGGCAGTACCAACCCACGGACCGAGGTACACAAGGCGGCGTCTGAGACGATCCATCTATGGTGGAACCTGTCGAAGGTTCTGGCATCGCGGCACATCCCATCGCAGGGGTCGCGATCGTTCGAGGAAATACACAACGTCAGCTATGATGTCGAGACAGCCGGCAACCCGGTGCCGTCTATGGTTGATGCTACGTCGATCAGAATGGTGGGTCCTGGCTGGGTCCGCACCACCATCAAGGCTGGAGCATCCGGCACCAATTACGTGGCGATCCTGGCGGTCGAATTGACCGGCGGGCGCAAACTCGATTTCAGAACAACCATCCGCGTCCAAGACGTAACAGAACCAACATAAACGGAGGCCCTAAATGGCATCAATCTACCACGGCAGAGGCGCAGCATTGGGCTTCGGAGAAGAAACCACTGGAAATTACGGGGTGGCCGTTTCGCCTACCGTATGGAGGCCAGCAATCAGCACCAGCCTATTGAGGACCGTGGAGAAGGTACCACGACCGACCCTGCGAACGGGTGCGGCAGGTGCCATGCGGCGTGCGCACTTTGTCCAGGCCGACAATGCTGGCGGGTCTTTTCAGATTGAAGCCACATATGAAAACTGCGGGATGATCTTAAAGCACGCTCTCGGCAAGGTGACCACCACAGGCGGCGGTCCATATACCCACACCTACACACTGTCGGACCATGTAACCACGGACAAGCCAGGGCTATCTATTGCCAACGTCCGAGGCACCGGCACGACAGAGGTATTCGAGGGCTCGCGCATCAACAGTTTCACATTCGCAGTGAGTTCCGGCGGGGTCGCCACGATTGACTGTGCAGTGATCTCAGAGACCACGAACGGGCGCGTGTCCACGACGCACACCGACTCCGACTTCGCGGGCACAGAGACGCCGGTTCTGCACCACCAGGCAGGCACCCTAAGTTTCAACAGCGTCAACTATCCACTGATCGACATGAGTCTGGTCGTGAACAACAGCTTGGCAACCCGTCAAAAGTTGGGATCGTCGTTGACCCTTCAGCCACTGCGCTCCGACTTTCAAAGCGTTGAAATGTCCGTAACCGTCGAAGTCGATGATGCACTGGCACTGGCACTAACCGCCGACACGGTTAGCGATGCAACAATCGTCTTTTCCAGTGGCGCTGGTACATTCACCGTGAATATCCATAACGCCTATTTGAGCGAGGTGAGCGACCCAATTTCGGACGCCAACATCGTGCGCCAGAGTATCACACTGGTCGGACAATCAGACGGCAGTGACGAAGGGTGCAGCATCGTGGTCGTGAATGATGACGCCACAGGAATCGGTAACTAAACAACACGCTCAACCGGGAGGATACCAATGAGCATTTTACACGCAATCAGGAACGCGTCTATCGATGAGGTGGAGGCAGGGGGTCTATTCTGGCGGGTCCGTCGCATATGCAGCGCCGATCTCGCCAAGGTCGGTTTCGCTGCCCTTGCCATGTCAACACCAGAAACAGACGAGGACATGGACGTCGACGCTATGATGAAGCGGATCAACCCGAAGCAAGCCGCAGACCTGGCGGCACTCCAAGAGGCCACGGTTGCAGCGGGCACCATGGCTGTCGGTGACGGCGAAGGGGCCTGGGATGATTTGAAGCTGGTGATCGACAAGAGCAAGGAGGACCCCGACAAGGGCGTTCTTTGGGTGGGCTCAATGCCTGCCGGGGTCTCGGACAAGTTGTTCCAGCGGATCATGGCACTTTCCACAGACGAAAATGAGGCGGCGACACGCCTTGCGGGGTTTCGCAAAGCAGCCGGAGTATCTGCTGATGATCGGGGAGTTGGGCAAGATGTACGGGAAGTGGCCCCACGAAATTCTGGAGTTGGACCCGTATGAATTGGGGCTTGCTATGCTGGTCTACACCGAGCGCGACAAGGCAAGCACGCGGATCATCGAGCAGATGGCGACGGCGGGCACGCCCGTGTTCCCGACCGTCCTGCTCAAGGGGTGACTAATGGCCAAGAACGTCATAGAAATGGTCATACGCCTGAACGACAAGGCAAGCCCATCGATTAAACAGGTTGGCGGGGCTGCTGAGAAGGCAGGCAAGCAGGCCAAGACGTCCAGCACTAAATGGACAGAGATGGCGTCCAAATTGGCATTACTGAAGGTCGCCGCGAATGTGGCAGGGAAGGCCATCGGCTCCATGTTCACGGGCTCCAAGGAGTTCGTCGCGGCGGGGTCACAGATGGAGGGCTTCGAAACCCGCCTAAATGTGCTTATGGGTTCATCGGCAGCAGCGAAGCAACGACTAGATGAGTTGTTCCAGATTGGCTCCACAACCCCGTTCGAGTTGCCGGGGCTGGTGGAGGCTGAGATCAACCTTCGAGCGTTAGGCGTCAATGCTGAAGAAGCCATGCCGATGATCATGGACTTCGCAGGTGCCATGGGTGTCGATGTGGCGCGCGCTGCGGTGGAAGTCGGGCGGGCCATGCAGTTTGGTGCCGGTGCTGTTGAGACCATCGCGGGGCGTGCGCTACGTGCCCAAGTGGAATTGAAGACGGGCGGCGATGCCCTGAAGATGAGCACCAAAGAATTCAAGGCGGCGCTCGTCGAGACACTGACAGACGAGGATGGGATCTTCGCGGGAGGCACCCAGAAGCTCGCTGAAACGTTCGACGGGATGCTGAGCAACCTGAAGGATTCATGGTTCAAGTTCCAAAAGGAAACAGCGGACGCGGGGCTATTTGACACGGCGAAAGAGACGCTGCGCGGTGTCCTGCATCTGATCGGCAAGAATCAGGAGGGCATATCGCTGATGTCCAAGGTGTTCGCTGATGGGTTCGTTCGGAGCCTGTTCGTGTCGACCAAAATGATGGGGTACTTGGTCGACGGGTTCCTGGCGCTGGGTTCTGCCATCATGGACATATCCACAAAGTGGACCGAGATGACGCTGTCCATCGCTGATGTGGCATCTGTTGTCGGTCTCGGTCCATCCAAAGAAGAACGCGCAGCGCTTGAATCACGGCTGGCGACACTGGCAGACACCAAGGATGTCCTACAGGATATGGGAGGCTTCGCAACCATGGCCGAGGATCTGGTAGCAGGCGTGGAGCACCGAGTTGCTAATCTGCCGAAGGCTATGGCTGCTGGTGTGGAGCGCGCGAAGCCAAAGGACGAGGACGACGAGGCCCCAGGCCCGAGCAAGGCAGACATCAAGGCCCAAGAGAAGGCACGCAAGGACGCAGCGAAGGCAGCAGCAAAGCAGGCCGAAACATGGGACGATATGCTCCTGTCACTGGATGAGATGAATGCCAGCATGAAGGCCCTGCCGTTCGAGATGGCGGCGGGTGTTCTGGATGGCATGGCATCACCGAAAAGCGGTATTCTGGATGCGGTCGGCGCTATGGGTCCGAAGGGTGCGGCGATAGCCGGTATGATGGGCACGCTATCATCGATGGGCGAGAAGGGCGCCAAGGCAATCAGGGCAGAGTTGAAGGGGTTCATCAAGAGCATGATCATCGGGCTGACCGAGGTGCTGCCCGAGTTGATAGGCATTCTGCCGGTGGAGCTAATCAAGGCCATACCGAAGCTGATAGGTGGCCTTGTCAAGGCTACCCCATTGATAGCCAAGGCCCTGTTCATCGACCTACCGAAGCAGCTTATCCAGACGTTCGGGCAGTGGCTGGTCAAGGCCATCGGCGGATTCTTCCGGTTCTTCATCGATGGGATGCCGAAGGCGATCTGGCAGGGCGTCAAGAAGTGGTTTGCTGGCGCATGGAAAACCATCAAGGCGGCACTGTCAGACCTGAATCCGCTAAAGAAAAAGGGCGGCATATTCACGCCCCAGAAAGCCGCAGGGCGCGTCCGGCTGGCGGCTGCTACGCTTGGTGCATCCGAGGTCATACGGGGCGCCAAGGGGCTCGTGAAGGGCTCCATGCAAACCGGAGGATTCGTGTCAGATTCCGGACTGCATATGCTCCACGCTGGTGAGCGGGTGGTGCCGTCAACTGGGGCATCCACATCAGCGATGCAGGCGGCAGCGGGCAACATAGGCAGCGGGCAGGCCATCACCATCAACACCAACGTGGTTGACCCGAATGCTTTGGAATCGCTGGGCCGCCTGCTTGATCGACAATTCGGCGAGAAGGGCCGGTCTCGGGCTGGCATCTTCTCGAACGCTGAACCGCTGGCGGGGCTGGTCTGATGGGCACATCGAAAATATATTGGTTCCCCACATCGACCGAGGTGGCAGGCCGTCAGGAAATCGACTTCGGCGAGATATTGAGCGACTTGCAGATAACCCCGTATCGGGTGGTCTCGGATGCCGTCAGCATCGGTGGAGCATTCAGCCGGGTAGCCAGGCGGTCGGGCATGCGGGTGCGCATCATTCACGAGCGGTTCAGTGATGATGCCCTGGCTGAGAAGCTATACAGTCTCCAGAGTCATCTTGAGGCGGGCGGGGCGATCTCGTTTGCTGTGGATTCGGACAATGCTTATGCGGCGTTCGG